CAGCCGTTGGATTTTCACCAGCAGCAATAGCGCCAATATCTTTCATGGCTCTGGTAATAATGTCTATTGGCTGAGTCATTTTTAATCCTTAAATTATTGGGATTTGCAATATAAGCAAAGGCAAACTAGCCAAAACACCGCCAGAAATTGTAGCCACTGCATCCAGCAATTCAACCCCGTGCGGCCCTTTCATTGGGTCACCAGTGGCTTTCCAGTTGATCCAAGCATCACTGGCTTCCTTGCCAACGGCTGAAATAACTGTAATCAGACAAGCAAATCCAATTTGATTGGCTGGAAACAGGAAATGCGCTACCAGAAACACGAGGCAAAATGTCAAAGCGCCGTAAGCCAGATGATTGGCTTTGTCTTGGGGTAATTGAGGTAAGTTCATATTTTTTACCAAGGCAAGCCAGTTGCACTGACGGGATTTTTTTGCAATTCAAAGTAGGTAGCTAAATCTGCTTCTACTGCATTTTTGTCTACTCCATTTGCCCAAATCCAATCTAACACTATGTCTTGTGTAAGCTCATCGTATGGAATTGTAGGCTCGCTTTCAGGCCAACCGCAAACATTGGAAATAGACAATGAATTGCCTTCATCTGTTGCCGTTGCAGTCCAATGAGCAACAGTCACAAATTTATTTGCTATTTTGTGTTCAAGCTGTGTAATTGTCCAAGTTGTTACCATGATTAACCTTTTAATATGCTTCAAAAATAATAATAGCGGGACCTGAACTGCCAACACCAAGTGTATTTAAACAACCACCAGCCCCGCTACCATAACCAGTTGCATCTCCTCCAACACCAGCAGTAATAGCCGCACCAACACCGCCAGTTCCCCATCCCGGACAATCTCCACCTTTTCCACAAACTTGTGTGGTTATAGCAGTTGATGTTCCATAAGATTTTCCAGATGAGCCGCCTGTTATATTTATGTCACCACCAGAAGCAGTGCCACCAGCAGTTTGAGTTGTAGATGATGCTGCATATGCACTTGTAGTGCCATTAGAACCAGCGTTAGCTGTTATGGTTGATATAGTTAAAGTACCAGAAGAAACTGTTGAAGCTGCGCCGCTTGTTCCAACTGTATAAATTAAAGTTTGCCCAGCGGTCATAGCAAGCCATTTGTATGCTACACCGCCAGCACCACCACCATTTGCTCTGACACTAGTTGAAGATAAACAAGAGCCACCTTGACCAACTACTGTAATCTTTACCCATTGCGTATTTGCGGGTGCTGTATAAGTAGCCAATGTTCCAGATGTAAAAACATCAGTTTGTTTTGCTAAAACAGCAACTGGAGGAGCCCATTGAACACCTGTTCCAGTAGATTGCAAAAATTGAACGCTAGTACCAACCGAACCGCCGGCGGTAAGTGTGCCAGTAATAGTTGCGTTACTAAGAGTTTTGTTTGTTAACGTCTGAGTTGCATCAGTTCCAACAACAGTAGTTGTAGCGTCTGGCAGTGTTAACGTCCGGCTTGCAGTTAATGTTGTTGGCGTAAGGGTTACCGCAAAAGTCCCCGTACCACCAGCCCTACCCGCAAGACGTACAGCGTCTTGTGTAGCTGCTGCGGCGGCTTGGATTGTTCCTAGTACATCAAGTTTTACTGCTGGAGTAACGCCTATTCCTAGATTACCCGCCGCGCTAAGCGTCATTACAGTTGTAAAGGTAATGTTGTTACCCGCCGTGCCTGATGCGGCTGTTGTCCAAGTATGTCCGCCACTAGAAGTTTGGTAGTACGAGGCAAATGAATTTTGTGCGTATTTCCAGTTTGTGCCGTCAAAGTAAGCGCCAGCAGTAATAAAAGTTTGCGCGCCTCCAGTAGCGCCAGCAAGACCATTTCCTGCGCTTGCAATATTTAATGCACGATATGCACTTCCCCAAGCACTAGGCGTAACATTTATGCCCATATTAGTACCATCAAATACCAGTGCACTACCTGTAGCTAAAACGGTTGTAGATGAGGCATAGACAATGCCATTTGCGGTAAATGAACTTAAGTTAGTACCACCATTAGCTGTCGGCACTTGGTTAATAAGTTGGGTTGCTGCGTTTACAGAACCAAACACATATTTGAGCTGCCCATTAGGGTCAAATGTGGCATCTGTTGTCCATGTGTCGCCTATATTAAGTATGACTTTGGCAAGAACCCTTGTATTTGTTCCGTTGTAATAACCCACCGTTACTGTTACTTGTGCAGTATCGGTGTTTTGAATATAAATTGACTTAATAACTCTGCGGGTAGATGCGGCAGGAGAAGCCACCATTGTTACAGTAGTAGTACTATTTGTAGTTCCGTCAGATGCACCTTCTGTAAAAGTTGTGCCATTGTTGTCTGCCCAAGCTACAACATAGTTAGGTTGGTTTGTCGCTGGCGCAGCAGATAAAACTGCGGTAATTGTTTTTGATGTTGTGTCTAGGACTAACATAATTTTCCTTATGTGCTTATGAACCAAGCGTAAGCATTTCCTGAGCCGCTGCTACCGCCCCCAGTAGAGCTAATTGTAATTGTGCCTGACGCATTAACTATTGAAATGTTAGTACCCGCGCTAAGTGTGTTTAATGCGTAACTTGTACCGTTACCAATTAGTAATTGACCATTGGTAGGAATAGTAGTTAAACCTGTACCACCACTTGTTGCCGACAAAGCATTAGTCAATGTTGCTGATAATGCACTAATCGCCCGCCCCGCAGTCAAGTTATCTACCGTAACTTTTGTAGTTACACCACTTTGAACAACAGGTAAAGTCTCAGTACCCGCCAGTGGCGTAGTAGCTGAAGTTAAGGCTGATATTTTGGTATTAGCCATTTTTAATAAATACGACTACCAGCAAAATAAGTTGCGTTTGTTGCAGTGCCAGCAATATCTAGAGTTTTACTACCGCCACCAACTTCAAGTTCAACATAAACCGTATCACCACGCGCCAACGCAACATTAAATGTACTCAAAATATTGGCACGACTTGTTCCAGATTTAATTGCAACAATACTTGGCAACAATACTTGAGCAATAAGAGTCGATGCATTTTTTCTTAAATAAATAAACCCTCGGTCTTGACCGGTATCAATTCCAGTTAATTGAAAAGCAACATTAAATTGATAGTTTCCTGCTGATCTACAAGTAAACTTTCCCGTTGATGTAGAAAATACACCTTCGCTGTCATAACTTTCAGCGTCCCATACGGGAGTGTAAACTGTGCCATCACCAGTTACATCTGTACCACCTGCGCTTAAATACGCAGAAAATGCCGATGTAGCATTCCATTGGTTAATTATTGAATATGCTGAACTATCATCAACTAAAAGCGCACTCTCAGTTTCCAAACTTACGTTTGTTAACGTATAGCTTAATATTTGATTACTTGTGTTTTTAACGTGATAGCCAACATTATTTCTAATCTCGCCATTAAAACGAACCCCGTCTATTAGCACTTGCCTAGTTTGGTTTCCTACAGCAGCTTCACAATATAAAACATTTCCCTCGTAACCTAACGCACTTGGGCTATTTGCCGTCAACAATATAGTTAAATCACGAATAATAATAGACGTTGATGACGCTGCATTATCTCCAATTCCAATGTAATAGTTATTGCCTGTAACACGGTCATTTGACTCGCACAACATCCCATCTACTTGTACTTCACCAATAAATCTAGCCGCAGGGCCGTTGTTAACAGAGCATATAAGTTGTTCAAATCTAATACCACTTCCAATAGGTTTATTTACAAGTAATCCTATTTGTTCTGAAACAGTTGTGCCATTTTTTCCTGCGTTAAATACGCGAGTATTAGACCAAAGCATTTCAGAAGCTGCTGTGCCAGTTGGTGCAGCATCAATCAAAATGCCATTTTTCCCTGTCCAATAAGTGCCTACGTTATCTGCTCGGCATCCATATACTTGCCCTGTTACACGAATGCCATAGTCGTGTGTTTCGCCAACTTGAACATTTCGTAAAATAAAATGTAGCGCTGATGCGTAGGTATTTTTTAACACCAAACCACTGCCGCTGGATGAACCACCAGGCGAAACATACGCACCCCTAATTACCAAATTAGTGGCTTGGAAAATTATGTTTTGTGAACTAGAAGCATTTTCAACTCTAATTGCATTAGCTGTTAATGAAGTTTGATAAATGACTGTGCCACCACCCGTAGCTGTCCAATCTGCATCAAATAGATCGCCGTATCTTCCTATGTCACCATTTAAAGTTATTGATTTTTGAATGACAATTTCTGATGTAAGTTTGTATGTTCCAGTTGGAAAATAAAGTTGTCCCCCTACAGGAGTTGCAGCTATTGCATTTGTAATTGCAGTAGTGTCATCAGTTGTACCGTCACCAACAGCACCAAAATCTTTAACGCTTACAGTTTGACGTAACCTAGCTTGTACCGTAGTAGCTGTAGCACCTGTGCCTGTTTGAATAAACCCCACCAAAGACGAACCAGACGATGCCGCAAAAGCCGCATAAATACCGCTTGAATTGCCAGTTACGTTGTCATACGTTCCAATGGTGGTAGATGTTGCTGTTTTTAAAACAAACTTATATGCAACAGCATCAGTTAGCCAAATCTCCCCACCTGATGGAGTACGACCAGCAGAATCAAGCACAATCGGATTAGCGTGTGCTATTGATCCTGCACTGGTTGTGTATGTAGCTTGAGGTGTATTAGTTCCTGCGGCGTAGGTATAAATTAATCCACCCGCCAAAGGAATGCCGTTGTTATCAAAAAATTGCGCCCCCACCCCCGCCAGCATTGAAAGATTGACAGCCATATTTTTTCCTTAAAACTTTTGAAGTTTATTCGTAGTAAACCGTGCAGCTTACAGTACCGCCAATCACAACATAAATGCCGTTTTCAGTAGTAATGCCATCCAAAAAATTGTAGTTTGTTGCTGCAACAGGGGTAAAAGTATCAATGACTTTGACGCTAGTGCTGGCAGTTTGAGCATCGTAAATTGCAATTGTGGGTGTTGCAGATGCTGCGCTGAAGAAAATACCTTTGATCTTGCCTGCTTGCTGTTTAATCAGGGTAGTTGCCGAAATTTGTGCGTAATTGCTAGACATGGTTGTCCTTTCAGTTCATCAAATTATATGCTTCAAAACAGAAAAAGCCACCCCTTTTGAGGGCGGCTCTTTCATTTACTTCATGCCGATTAAGGCAGGAAAGTCAGGTCGTAACCGTAGATGAAAATATCAGCGGTTGCGGCAGCGGCTTGCGCTGTGGTGTTGCGAATGTACAAGTATTGGCCTGTAATCACATCGGTTGAAGATGCTGCGGTGTTCACAACCTTAGCTGCTGTAGTAGCGCCTGTGGGAGTAGTTGCAGACAGTACAGCAGTACCGCCAGCGGCAGGCAGGGTATAAACCGCAAATGCTGCTGTGGTCAAGCTGGTGCTTGCATTGCTCAACAACACATAGGCAACGCTGACACGTCCTGAAACTAGGATTTGTGCAACGGTATCGCCTACGCTGTTAAGGTTCACCGATTGTGCAGAGGCAATCAAGCGAATTGCTTGGTTGGTTGCAAGATTCGATGGGTGGTTAGTGGTGGTGCTTGCTGCGCCTGGATTAGCCATGATTAATTTCCTTTTTTAATGGGTTGATTAGGAAGCCACTCGGCAAGCCAATTCGGGGTACAGCGGGGCCCAGCCATACAGCACATCAACACGAGTCGGGATCGAATCGTTGTTAATTGTGTATTGGCGAACAATACGCATTGACAAGCCCAAGTCTTTATCGCTCGCACGACCAGCAAAATGCACACCATCAGGCAATTCCAAATCGGCAGTAGCCAATGTGAAAGCGTTTTTGTGCATAACGATGTTTTGCGGTGACACTGCGCCAGTAGCGTTGAACGGGGTTACAGCAGAAGCGCCAGGGCTTGTGATGGACACGTTTTGGAACTGACCAGCAGAGATAACAGCAGGGCTAACAGTAACGGCATTACCACTGATAGCAGTGATGACAAAATTACGCAGCTTGTTGCTACCGTAGGCTTGACGGTTCTGGGGGTTGACGGCATACACGTTAGCGATGGTGAAAGTGTCACCAACGTTAGGGGTGAATGTGCCAGTTTTTGACAGGGTAAGTGCAGAAGTTTGCGCCCAACCAGAAGTCAAAATGCCAGTGTCGGTGCTTGTGTTGATGGTTGCTGTACCAGCATAAGAACCAAAAGTTTGAGCAGAAATGTTCTGATCCATCTTCCAATTCATGCCAGCAGAGTCACGACCCATCATGCCTTTGGAATATTGCATTCCAATGGTTGTGTTAGGCACAAACAGACCTTTCAAGCTATCTACGATTGTTGCGCCAGTGAACGGCTCAATAATGCATGAACGGCGACCATCACGAGGCGCACCCTCTGCGTCCAAGTAGGCTTGGGCGGTCAGGTATGTCAACAGTGATGTAGGAGGTGTGCCAGCAGTACCAACGATGTTGGCAGTGTTCAGTTTTGCCATTGTTGTGCCGTCAAAGTCAATTTTGTTGGCTATGGCAGCTACAGCAGGCTTCAATACACGGTCAGAGAACATATCCAAAGACAGTGCCAAGTCCTGAGTAGTGAACTGGGTGTCAACGTGGAATTGTGTTGACAATGTAACGGGGGTGCTGGTTTCGTTGAAATCTTCGACATTCAGCGCAGGGCCAGATGTACCGATAAAACGACCAGGGCGGCGAACGTTCAAAGTTGCGCCAATC